ATGCGCGGCCAGTGACGACTCCATGAGCTGGCGGCGGCGCTCTTCCTCGGCGGCCATTTGCTGGGCTTCGGCGGCTTGCTCGGCGTGCATGTCCGACGCTGACTTGTACTGCAGCAGTCCCAAACTAGCCATTAGCAGCACCCTGCGTTATCGCACGATAAATGGCGGCATCGGCGGCACGCTTATGGGTACGCATGCGCTGTACGTTGCGGCGCATCGGCCCGAGCTGCTTGAACAGGTCAGTGATATAGCCAGCAGGGTCGTCTAAAAACTCCAGCAGCTTGACGTTAAAAGTCACGCCCATGTTGCCTTCCACCTCAAACTGCAGCCGCATACCTGGTTCGGGCGTGGTGACTTTCTCTTCGATGATGATCATATCGATTTGAACGTGCCCCACATCCGACCGGAAGCGCTTAGAGGGTATCGGCATACCGTACTTCATCAGCTCCTGCGCAATCCCCATCGCAGCATCACGGGCGAACTTCTCAATGTCACGGCTTTGCAGCCCCGCTAGGCGCAATGCTGCCGTGCGCGCCCGCTGTTGCTGCGAGCCGTTCGGGGTGGTGTGAATCATAGCGCCTCCCGGCGGGGTGGTTAGATTTGGGTTGACAGCCGATTGTCGATAGAGATCTGCCCGCGAATGCCTTCAATAAGCTCATCCAGCTTGCTGCCGTCTATCTCAATGATGGAGGTCTCGAGACGGCGAGCCCTGCCGTCTGCCCGCTGATAATGGATTCTCAGAAGCCCCGACTCCACGGTAGCGCTGTCAACCCCCTCAATCTCGCCCTGGATTCGTCGGATCAGGTGATCGTTGAGCTCAGTCTGCATGTTATCTCCTCAGATCAGGTGTGGGCAGCCCAGCCGCCTCGCGACTCGCGGTTAGCGGAGGTGGCGGGCAGTTGCGCTCTTGCAAATAGTGATGAGCGAGCGAGAGTTTCCAGCGCCTTGGCACCGTGAGACGCCCAATCGTGTCGAGGTGTTGACTTGTACACGCCGCGCTTGTCGTCCCATTCTTTACGGTAGTTATCGAGACATAGCACGCCCTGGTGGCAAGCCTCTTCGTCTATCCAGCACATCGGCAAGAATTGGCGTGTCGCTTGAACGCCCTCGGCGTGGTTGCTAATGCGCGGCACCGTTTCAAAGTTGATACCGAAGCCTTTAGCCACATCGGAACGACTCAGGCCAGTGCCCAACTCTCTAACGGCCAGATCATGCGGCCCGAAGTGGCCACCATAGCGGTAGCCCTTCTTGTTGAGCAGGTCGGCGTAGTATTCGATGCCCTCGCCCTCGCCTTCCAGATAGTCGATAAGATGCACTTCACGCCCAGCGACCTGGGCAAACCAAATCGCCATGGTGTCGTTCATACCCAAGTCCCAACCGGTATAGACCGGCAGGCTCGGATTAACCTGCACCTCAGACGTAAGACGCTTGTTCTTACGCAGGAACTGCATTTGCGTGGCGAAGTACGCACCTTCCACCGACTGGCTAAACGCTTCCTCTGGTGTGCTGGGGTATTCGCGCTGCATATCATCCTGCAGCTTTTCGGCTTTCTTGGCATACCAGGCGCGCTGGCCGTCAGTCGTTTTGATGCCGTGCTTGTGTTCAAGCTGCTCGAAATATTCCGCCAGACGCTGAGGTATCACGACGCCCTTGGGGCTCATCGTGTACGTTGGCTCTTGCCACCACGGGAAGAAATGAAACTGAAAGTCCATCTCCGTCAGCGTGCGGCCCATTTCCTTGAGCTGCTGCGCTGTCTGGCTGTAGTCAAAGAAGTAGCCTTCACGTCCTTCGGCGGTACTCTCAAGCGTTATCTGATTGCCGATACCCACCGCTTCAAAGGCACCGGTGACGATCTCCTTGGCCTTGTGCGGGAACTGGCGGCATATCTTGCCGAACTCCGATACGTGCAAGCGCTGCAGCGTGCCGCCACGGTAGGAGGTGGAGACTTTGATGCTTGAGCCGTTATCGAAGACGTAAGCGCCGCTGCCGCTCTTGTCGCTCACTGGCCGTGGGATTTTAATTCCCACCTGCTTCAGCAATGCATGCCATGCATCGTCAATATTTTGGTAGGCGAAAGTAATCTTGTTGCGGAATATGTCCTGCGCATCTTCCAGCTTGTGACAGATACAGCCCGCCGCGAAATTGTCTCGAAACAGGCAGTCATCCAGCGCGTCGATCATCTCGAACGTGGTAAAGCCTAGCTGGCGAGCCTTTAGGATGAGATCAAGGCAGTGGCCGTTGAGGTAGCGCTCCCGCTGCGCCTGATTGGGCTTGAAGCGCACTTTTTTGCCCGACTTATTCTTGATCTTGTAGAACGAATTAAGTCGAAACCATTTAATGCTCAAAGCTTCTTGAAGATCAGCTTTATCAGTTAGCCTTCCCTTCGCGTGTGCGCGCAAGTAAGCCTCTGCTCGCTTGACCTGGCGCGCCCGCTCACTCGGCCCAAGAATCATCAGGCGCGACCTCTGCCATCAGTTCTTCAAACGTCTTCAGGCCATCGTCTTTATCGTCTTTATCCAACCCATAGTTCTGGCGCTCTAGCTTGACGACGCGCTCTAGTGCTTGCGTGCCGTGGCCCATGCACTTGCCGACGTATTCCAGCGGCACATCAATTTCTTTAGTGTCGCCGCCGTCATTGATCGTGATCATGCCTTTCTCTACCTGCCCTTCCAGTAGATCGGCATAGCGCTCAAGGATTTTACGCCAGCGCTCAAGCCCCTTTCGGTGGCCTTTAACAACAGCGGCATTCTCGTTAGCCGCTTGTTCGACCACCTCGTCATCAAGTACGGCCTGTGCTTCTGGCGGCAGCGATGCGCGGGTAATCTTTTGCTGAGTACGCTCGCGCACACGGTCGGTTAAATCCTTCTCCCAGCCGTACTTCTTAGCGCGGCGGGAAATGTTGGAGCGGTTAACGCCGTGGCGCGCCTCTAGCTGGGCGAGCGAAAAACGACCGGTGCGATATTCCCGCTCGATCAGCTCCCAGTCGTGTCGTTTCGCCATAAAAAAACGCCACCCTTAACGGGCAGCGTCTCCATGCTTTAGTGAATCGTTGCAGTTGCGTAGCTATCAACGCTGTCGGCTAGCCAAGTGCCATCGGGTAACTCAAGGACAAATGCGCGGGCATCTTCGCAGCCGCACTCGTCGCCTTCATCATCCATGAGCGTGTCAATCTCGACCGTTTGGCCTGTGTCCAGCAGCGCCAAACGCTTGCGCAGATTGATGGCTTCGACATTCATAACGCTTCACCTGAATAGGTGCCGGACGCTTCACAGCGTGCGGCTGGTGTCGGCAGCATCGGCGGTGCTTCACAGCATGGCCTTACTACCTCCCCCATCTAACGGTCAGGGGTGGCCGAGACGGATCACCTCCTACGCTTGCGGGGAGTGGGTGCAACGCTTCACAGCGTGGCGTGTCGCCTCACGGCGAGGTAGAGTCAGCGCCTTTTGCGATGCCAGTACGCTGACAGTAAAAACGTGGCGACAATCCAGCGCAGCCGAAGCCACGCTTCAACGCGCCTACTTGGTGTCAGCTTCACGGTAGAGGCCTGACTGCGCCTTGCCTTGCTGCCATGAGCTAATGCCCTTCTCCACCGTGCGACCGGTGACGTAGCCACCCACGCCGATGGTCATCAAGTCCCATAGCCGCTCTGGTAGATCTAGCTGCAGCCCCACGCCGAAGATCGCGCCAAGGTAAGGGGCTAGCAGATAGTTGTTCGCAATCACAGCAACTATCACGATCATCAATAGCGGTCGCCAGTTACGCTGCAGCCAGCTCTCGCCCTGCGCTTCGGCCAAGATGATCTGCATCTGAGCCTTGAGCAGCGAGTCTTGCGACTCGATGAGCTGCGACTGGATTTCGCTCTTGAGCCGGTTGGCCTCGTCTTTATCGGTTACCGCTTTATCGATCACGCCGAACAGTGGGCCAGTGATAGCGCTAAGCGCTTTAGCAACCAGATTCATTTCTTGCCACCCCTCACGCGGTCAGCCAGGGCCAGGAGCATTAGGTCAATACTGCGCGGGCCTGCCCAGCCGCACACTGCTGCCACGGCAGACGCAGGCCAGCCAGTCAGGTCGAAATAGAGATTGATACCGGCAGCGATAGTAATCATCACCACCAGTGCGGGCGCATCCAGCCACAGGCGGCGGGTAAAGAAGCGCTCACGCTCACCGCTCTTGACCTCGTGCGCGATCTTAGCGAGAAGACCCATAACGACTGCTACCGACGTACCCAACGCCAGCAGCACCTCCTGTATCAGTCCGGTGTTTCGCCATGGCATTAGGCAACCTCAGTCTCAATTTCGGTGTATAGGGTCGCGACTAAGCGGTCGGCGTGGTCGCTTTCCACCTCGTTGCGCAGATTAACGACGCGCTTAAACCACCCGTATGCGAAGTCCTCTTGTCGTTCGTCGCGCTCGGCGAGACCACGACAGAAGGCGATGCGCACACCGTTAATGGATTCGGCCAGCACGTACAGTCCAGCGCCGCCACGCGCCTTGCGGTAATCGGTAAGCGCGTTCAGCGTGGCAGGCCCCACGGCACCATCCACATTGAGATCAGGAAACAGCTTGCCGCGACTATTCAGCACGTTAAGCGTGCGCTGCAGCTCTTGCGCCGCTCGGCCTGGGCCAGAGTGAACGCCGAAGTCGAACAGGTATTCGGCCAGCGTCGCACTGATCGGTGCAATGCGGTCGAGGCGAATGCTCGTCCAGTAGCGGGCTTCATAGATACGCACGGCCAGCGACTTCGGCAGGCTGCGCATATCACCCTGGTAGCCGTTCTCACGCGCTACCGCGACAGTGATGCCGTAATTGGTCGGGCCGCCACGATCAGACGAGTGATTGACGTAGCCGCCCTCTCGATCCATGACCGAGGCGACCAGTCGTTGCTTGAGGGAGGTTGTCATGTAGTGCTCCAGCGCCTCACGGCGAGGGAAAACAGAAAAGCCCCACCAGAACTGGCAGGGCCTTAAACGAAAACGCCCCGGCTCAAAGCCAGGGCGCAGAATTCGATAGTGGGATTATTCTGGTTCAAAATGCGGCAGAGCGCAAGTTATGCGGCCTTGGCGCTTGTGATTAGCGCTGCCACCGGAGCCAATGCCTCGCACTCCCAGCGGTCGAGCGTGTCAAGCAACTTATCCCAGACGCCGCCCCACGTTGAACGGTCGCGCCTACGCCAGTCTCTTGTATTCACCTCTTCCCCATGCTCCATCTCAATCCAGGCGGCAATCCTGCGCGGGTTATGCAGCCCCGGCCGGTTATACGGGTACGTCGTCTCGGCGTGGTGGTGAATTGCTGCCGACACTATCCAGCGCAGTTGCCGTGCCGCTTCTGCTGTCGGATATTCGCTCTGCCCCTGCCCTGGCAGGCGCATCTGCATACCAGCGTGCATCAGCGCGGCATGCAGCCACTCCCGATCCTCGGCAAGTTCGTCGCGTGTAAACGGGCCGAAGCAATAGCGGGCCAGCGCCTGCAAATGCTGCGGCAAACGCTCAACGACACTAATAACCTGCCCCGCTTCCAGACCATGCACTATCCGCCAGTCGTTGTTATTGCGCTGCGTCGTCTGTATCTGCGCACCCATGCGCGCTATCTCTGCAGCGTGCTGCATCACGCTGCCACGCTGTTCGTGATACGCATCAAAAATACATTGCCTCGCTGATATAAAACGCATCACCACCCCCTGCCGTTGCGCTGCCGTTGCGTTTTCGTTGCGATATTTCGCGTCTGTTGCGTTTTGTTGCCCTGCCGCGTTGCGCGTTCTTCTTCAACTACTTGTTCCCAAACATCTTTTATCCGTTGCGGTGTTGCGTGCGGGAACTTCTTTACCCACTGCTCATGCACGGCCTTTCGTTGAGCTTGTGGCGCCTTGAGCATTTGCCGAGCGATGTATTTCACTTCACACTCACGCGCCCATTCGTGCCATTCAGGTGGATAGCCGTCCTCGCCGCCTAGTGGCCTGCCATCGGGCCATGCTGTAGGGCGCTCAAGCACTGCCCACCTCGTCGATCGTCACCAAGCACCCGCCCCCCTTCGCGCTTTCTCCCCGGATAATCGTTAGCCGGTCGATCTGCTCATCGTCTGCCCATACCTGGGCATGGGTCAGCGCATCTAGCAGGGCCTTGCCGCCATAGTTGTCGATGTCGCGCTTGCGGCGGTCTGGCGGGTAGAGCGTCACGTGCACTGACAGGCGCCCCCGTAGAGGCGCGTCGTCGTATTGCTGGCCGACCATTTCACCTACTAAGCGGCGAAACTCACGGCCTCGCTTTGATAGCAGCGTGCGGCCTCGCAGGTTGCGCCAAACAGTGTTGGCGGAGGGCGGCCAGGGCAGCGTTAGCTCAATCATTCCTCGTCCTCCAGCGGCTCGCCGCCGATCAGAATCGC